AAAGTTGTCTTCGAACTCCATTTCCATTCCTTCTCCGTCTTCATCAAATTCTTCTTCATCATCAAATTCTTCTTCTGTTTCGACGACGTCTTCAATTTCATCTTCGGTTTCTTCAACTTCTTCGTGTTTGATTATTTCTTCAGTGGGCACAGGGGAGGACATTTTATATAGGGGAAGAATTTAGAAAATGAAAAATTTCGCACTGCGGTGTATTTTTACCTGAAAAAAAAATCTTGGTATATAGTACAAAAATTCACAATGGCTGGTGGTCTCATGCAGCTTGTCGCGTACGGTGCCCAAGACGTCTACTTGACTGGTAACCCAAAAGTCACCTTCTTCCAGGCGGTCTACAAGCGCCACACTAACTTTGCGATGGAAAACATCGAACAAACTGTCAACGGTACCGCGTCCAACAATGGTCGTGTGTCCGTCACTGTCGCCCGTAATGGTGACTTGATCGGTGACATGTATGTTGAGCTTTTGGCTCTTACAGGCCTTAGCCCATATGCTGGTGACACCGCCGTCGAAGATGGTTGCTGGGCGGCTGAGCGTGCCGTCAAGTCCGTCGAACTCTCAATCGGTGGTCAGCGCATTGACAAACACTACCAACTCTGGTGGCGTTTGTACTCCGAGCTTTACTTGGATGAATCCAAGAAGGCTTCCTACGGTAAGATGACCTCCAAGTGCCTCGCGGTTAATGGTGGCAACCAAACTGTCTTCCTCCCATTGATCTTCTTTTTCAACCGCAACCCAGGTCTTTTCCTCCCACTTATTGCGTTGCAGTACCACGAGGTACGCCTTGACTTCGATTTGTCCTCTGAATTCAGCACATACACTGACGGTTCCACATTCAAGGTCTGGGGCAACTACGTGTACCTTGACACCGAGGAGCGACGCCGATTTGCGCAAAAGGGTCACGAATACCTTATTGAACAAGTGCAACACACTGGCTCTGACACCGTTTCCTCTGGTGCTTCCCGCCAAGTTCGTCTTTCCTACAACCACCCAGTCAAAGAATTGGTGTGGTGCTTCAACAATGGCTCTGTTTCAACTACTTCCCAGTGGAACTTCACCTCCAACGCGCAAACCGCGAATGCCGTCGTGCTTACAACCAACACCAAATTGGATGAAGGTGTTGTCCCAACCTCCGCGGGTACTGGTGCGCCAATGTATGTCTGTGGCGCTGGCACCAACGGTGGTTCCTTTGCATGGGTTGAAGATGGCACTGTCGATGGCACACACTCCGTTGGTCCACTTGATTCCTTCAAATTGATCCTCAACGGTCAAGATCGTATGAAAGAACAAAAGGGTAAGTACTTCAACCAAGTGCAACCATTCAACCACCACACTGGTAACCCATACCCAGGTGTGTACTCGTATTCATTCGCGCTTCGCCCAGAAGAACATCAGCCAAGTGGTTCATGTAACTTCTCCCGCATCGATAACGCCCAAGTTGCGGTCACCCTTAAGACTGGTTGCGCTGACAGCGAAACAATGCACATGTTCGCCACCAACTACAACGTTCTCCGCGTGCAATCTGGTATGGCTGGATTGGCGTTTTCAAATTGATGGGCTTATTCCTGTTTAAATATGGTAAAATTATTAGAAAAAAAATTAATAAAAACACAAATATTAAGATACAAACAAATATCTTAATATTTAATATATAAATATGGTGGCAAGCAGCAAAAACAACGAAGACGAACGGAGACGGAGAGCAAGACTTAGACAACAAAACGAACGTAATAGACGCAACAGGCTTCGAAATCGTCAAGCGCGGGAAGAGAGACAGGTGCAGAGAAACCGTAATCACTCAGGCGAACGTGAACACCGACGACAAGTTGAAAGGAATGCCCATGCTGCTAATGCTAGGAGAATGATGGGTCGCATGAGGGAAAGACAGAATATTCGCAATGAGAATAACAATAATGCTGCCGCCAACGCTGCGCGTGGGTTAGGTCGTAACAGAGCTAGACAACAGGCTCGTAATAATGCTGCCGAAGCTGCCCGTGCCACACGCGAAAGAGAACGACGCCCATATACTATAATAGGAAACACACGAAACAGGGCACCTCTTCGCAGAATTGGAAATGGTGCAGTTCTTATAGCTCGCCCTAGAAATGCTAATAATAGGCGTCCAAATCAACAACAAGGGAGACAACGACGTAATCTACCAACTACTAATAATGGTGTAAACGGGAGATTGAGATTGCCAGCGCCACCAGCTCGTAATAACAATACTAAATCAAAAAAAACAAATAAAAATAAGAAATCAAAAAAATGAGATAAACTTAAAAACTAAGAAATAAACTTATATAGATGCAATTTAAATTTAGTCATTTTTGGAATTTCCCTCGGGCTCTTATTAAAATGACTGAATTAGATAAAAAACCACTTGGTAGATGGGCGCTTAAGACATGTGATGAAATAACAACGGGTGTGAATGCTGTGTATCAAAACAGAGACCATTGCGGTGATACAATTTGTAAAACACCTAAGCGTGCGAGTGAATACATCAAACCCCAAACACTTAAAAATTAGAAACGTTTTTTAATACAAATGGAATTTAAATTTCGTTATGTGTGGATTTTCCCTTATGCAGTTTTAGTAAGTATGCCTTATTTTATTGAGGATATTTGGGATACTTTGTGCAATCTTTATAATAATGTTTCATTTGAGACAATGTTTTTGTATAAAGAATACGCTACAGAGGATGAGGATGAATCAGGATCTTCAGAAACAGAAGAAAGTGAAAAGGAAGATTAAAAAAATATTTTTCTATATAAAATGGCGAACGGTTTGAAACCAACCGAAAAAAAGAAATTCCATATCGGTTATGTACTCCTAATCCTAATCCTCGGGGTGGTGGGTGTATTTGCTTATTTGGCATACGACCACTTTACAAACTCTGTTAAGATTCAATAAATATAAAAAAATAATTCATTAATCACTTAATGATAGAAGTATACACAGATGGTAGTTGTCTTCACAACCCAGGTCCAGGTGGTTGGGCGGCGGTTTGTAAGGACAAATTTACATTGAAAGGTGGTTTCCCTACTTCTACCAATAATATTATGGAAATGACGGCAGTTGTTAAGGCTCTCGAGGAATGTATAAAAATTGGTGAGAAAGATGTGACTATTTACACGGATAGTAATTATGTTAAGTTGGGAATAACCCAATGGATACACAAATGGAAAACAAACGGTTGGAAAACCTCTGCTGGTAAGCCAGTTGCTAATATGCAGTTATGGATTAAAATGGACACCCTTTCACAACAGTTGAATGTTGTGGAATGGCGTTGGGTAAAAGCGCATAATGGGAACCCGATGAATGAATTGGTTGATACATTGGCGAGGGAGTGCGCAACGGCTAATGCATAGGAAAACCGTCCCCAGGGACATCTTCGGGATCAGGACATGGTTCAATGTCAGGGCATTCACATGGCACAATATATCCTTCTCTATTTGCAAACAAGAATGGTATTCTATCGTTTGGACCAATACTATTATTTGGAGATGTAGGAACTGGAACACATCTATATGGGAATAACATCCTAATGTGACCTTTGCAAATTCTAAAAATATTATAAGCTAAAGCATATATTCTTAGTTCTCTTCTATAAAGAGATTGTGGAATTAATCGTGTTTTGAATATTTGATTTTTTACCAAACTAAAGTTTCTTTGTCCTGTGGGCATACCTTTCTCAGGTTCTGTCGCGAATGAGTACGAATAAAACCTCCTACTCATTGGTGTTCTTTTATGGTGAAGACCACTTTGTATAGATTTCAAAAAGAATGTTTTTCCAGATTCTTCTGTGAGAACTTCTTCGTTATCTAAAATCATTCTCATATCATATATATGTTCGTAATAACAAATATTTGATTGATAATCTTTTTCTATACCAATGTTGTCGTAATTGCAAGCAGATAAAATCATGTCATTACTGAATCTTAGACATTGGAAAACAAAATAAAGTTCTTTTACAGGATTTATGAAATTAGTTCTTGTTACATATTCATATTCTCCTAGTGTTTTTAATTTTTCAAGTTCCTTTGCGTTTAAAATTGGTATGAGTTGATTGTCTGCTTGTTGAACTTGTGAGAACGCGTAATCTCTATCTGTATTTTCTATAATATATTTTTCATATCTGTCTAAAAGCACAAAGTCTACATTCATTCTAAACTTTTTTACAGTCACTTCATCTAGAACTTTTAACGAAACTGTTTTTAATGTGTAATCTGAAGTGTAATAAATTGTATCCCCATCTCTTGACATTGCAACCAAAAGTCTGTCTGCTAAAGTGTTTATAACAGATATTTGATGTTCTATATAATACCCGTCCGTACTTAAAGTGTATGTTCTATATTCGGATGCTCCATAAAGTCCAACAACGATTCTATGTCCGTTCGCAGATATATCAAATCTACAATCATCCTCTAAATTATATATTCTTTTTTGTGTGTCTTTTTCAATATCGAAAATATATAATTCTGAATTAACTACATCTAATCCCAAAACTTTTGTTCCGTCTCCCGACACCTTTACATACCTCAATTGTGCGAGTGGTTCAGCAGCCGTGAGTGTTTTATAAAGTTTTGGATTTTGATTATCTGTATAATCTAAAACCTTTATAGTATTTTCAAGACCAGTAAGTGTGTGTAATGGATCGGTATTGCAAGTATATCCCACAGCGACTTTTGTACCTTCGTCATCTACTGCTATAGATTGACCATATCCAATACCTATAGAATCAAAGTCTGAAATGATATCATTTTTTTCGTTACAAAAATACGAATACACATTTCCATCAAATGGATTTCCAATATAAACTAAATTGTATTTAGGAACTGTTGCGACACTATGCCCCCTTGAATGAAATTGTGTACCTGTTCCAATAATTCTACCACTTGTCATTCTTTGATCGTCAGGAAAAGATGTGTCATTTTGTCTGTATATAAAATTTGATTTAAATCTTGTATATGCAACAGATTCTCTTGGTAAATCTGCGATACTTTCTCTTACATACTTGTTATTTACCCCATAGTATTCAATTTTATCACCTTTGTGTGCCCATATATAAGGTGTTAATCTATTTAAAATTCTCAATTGTGCTGTAATCATACCCAATCCCCCAAATGTCGTTCCATCTTTTTGGTTGTTGTCTAAATTTGGGATATATTGAATATCAAGTATTTTTTGATTTGTATTTAAATCGTACGCCGCTTGGTATGGTTTATTTGCTTCTGGGTATTCAAATTTTTTGAAATCTTTTGAAAGAATAAGTTCTTCAAGTCTTCTTGTTTTTATTTCTATTTCAACTTCTTGTTGTTTTATAGCACAAATTGGTATAGCAAGTTCTGGTTTTTGGTAGAAATGAAATGGTATATTTACCACAAATTTTTGTGGTCTATTATAATTAACAACTGCATATTGGGTTGTGTAATCATCTGTTGAATCTTGAACTACTGATTTACCAAGTGTTTTAGAGAGACCGTATTGTTTTGTTTGTGTAATACTTTGTTCTGAATATATCTGTAAATAATCTGTGTTTACTCTTTCAATGAGAACACCACCAATGTATAAGTCTACGTAATCAAACAATGCATGTCCAAATGAATCTACATATCCATGATTAAATAAAACGATTGGGTCCATTTCAAATTCAAATGCAATTTTTGTTAAAAGATCGCCTTGGTTTTGTGGTATTTTAAATCTGAGTATTTTATCAAATTCAATTTTTTTGTTTGCTTCTATTTTTACACTTTGTTTTGAATAGTGTGTATGTTTTTTGTGAACTTGATTAAAAAAACTGAATTCGGGGTCATCTGTCAAGAATTTATCCTGCTTACCAATAGATTCAAGTTGGAGACGACCAGCCATTCCTACTAATAACAGTTAAAATTTTAGACCAGCTAATCCGCTCGCCACTCTGAGGACATTGTAATTTACAGCGTAAATTCTTACTTTATTATCCTTACTTTTTGTGAATGCTCTTACAGGTGGAGATTTTCTTCCCATCTGGTATCTTAGTAGAATTGGGACATCTCCCTCACTTGCATCTGATTTTGGTAAAATGTGTCCATATATTTTGGGGCAATACACATCTAAAATATCTGGTTCAAATTCAATGGTAAGCATTTGATGAATAATACGACTCATATTTACTTGTCCTGTTGGGTATGGTTTTTCTGGTTCTAATGCAAAACTATACATTCCAAATTCTGATGAAGTATCATATTCAATAAAATCATTGTGTTTGTATCTGTATCTCATTGTTCTCTGTTCTGGAATATTTACATGATGTTCTATTGGTTGGTCATACACAAGGAATTCCCTATTGCCATCAAAAACAACTTGATTGTTAAATTTTAATTTAACTCTTTTTAGTTCTTGGAACCTTAGTGTATTATTGTATTGTTTATATGTGTCATTTTGAACGATAAAAAACATTTCTTTTACTGGATTCTTAAAATTAAGCATTACAGTTCTTTTATTTTCTGGATACGGAACATTAAACTGTGCTATTTGAACTTGTGTAATAACATAATCAATTGGTCTTGTTAGTAAATAATTTCTTTCTCTTTCTTCCAGAAATCCAAATGTTGCTTCTAGGGATATAGATTGTATTGTTGATTCAATGTCTTTTCCAGTTCTATAATCAATTCTTTTTCCACCAAAAATGATGTCATTAAATTCTTTTAATTTTAATCTCAAACCAACCTTTTGTCTTTTTATAGCACACATGGGTATAGAAAGTTCTGGTGCCCTAAAAAAGTAGAATGGTAAATCTAGGATGTATGTATTAAAAATATTTGAATTGTATTCGTCTGTGGAGGCACCAACAATCTCATATACATCATCTAATCCATCATCTTCAAAATTATCAATAAAATCTCCATGACCATTAATTTTTTTTAATGATTTTTTTGTATCTGTTTCACTATTATTGAGTTGTTGGTGAATATAAATGTATTCCCCTGGTAACCTTTCAATAAGTTGATTACCTATCATTAAATCTACATATTCTATGAGTTCAGTAAACATAGATGGGACATATGGTAAGTTAATTTGTTGAACATGTGTGAATGAACCTTTTCCTTTCACAGACTCGGGGATATCTACCGTCTGTATATCATTGATTGACAATCTCAAAGCTAAATTTTTTATTAAATCCCCATGTGAATATCCAATATCACAGAAGAGTTCTTTTCCGAATGTATGTTCTCCATTAAAAGGAAGTTCCTTCTGTTCTAAAGAAAATTTGGAATGTCTCTTGTAATTCATAAAAAAATATGACATCTGAGGATTTCCGACAAACCAGGCATCTTGGACACCTTTAGCTGCGAGCTTCAGACTCATCTACTATAGTATGTGAGTAAAAATTTGATAAAAAAAACGGGATGCATTAGTAAGATGTCATCTCTTAACTTACAACTCAAGAAATTTGACCCTAGGACAATGGGTGATGATAGAATTTGTGTATTTATCGGTAAGAGAAACACAGGAAAATCATATTTGATTAGGGACATAATGAATTACAAAAAACATATACCCACTGGGATAGTTCAATCAGCAACAGAAGAATGTAATAAATTTTATGGAGATTTTGTGCCTGATTTATTTATTTATAACGAGTTTGATAAAGAAGCAATTGAAAGGGTAATGACACGACAGAAGAAATTAATTAAAGATCCCAAAAAGAAAAACATTGCAACATTCTTACTTATTGACGATTGTATGTACGATAATAGATTTTTGAAAGAAACCGTTATGAGAGAAATATTTTTAAATGGTAGGCATGCTAAGATATTTTTTATGCTTTCTATGCAATATTGTATGGACTTACCACCCGCGTTAAGAGCAAATATAGACTATGTTTTTATTCTTCGTGAGAACATTGTTGCGAATAGAGAGAAATTATGGAAAAATTTCTTTGGTATATTCCCAAATTTTGACCTATTTAGCAAAACAATGGATGCTTGTACTGAAAATTATGAATGTCTTGTTCTTGATAATACCGTTAAATCGAATAAAATAGAGGACTGTGTACGTTGGTATAAGGCGAAAAGTCCAGCTCCCAAATTTAGAGTTGGTTCTCCTACATTTTGGAATTTGCATAAGAAAAGCTACAATCCTAAATATGACACGGCGTCGTCTTCTAGCTCTGTAAAAAAGGCTATTTCTAAAAAAACGGGGATTACAATTTCAAAGACAAAATAAAACACCAGCACGCGTTATATGATTTTTCATAAAAAGTAAGTATTTACTAAATGGATACATTGAACTTAGGGATGAGTGATGATGGAATGGTTCCTTTGAATTCTTACATTCCACCCCCACCAAAAGATGAACCAGATATACCTAATATGTCTCCACCTCCGCCAGTGGATGCGAAATTCGAAGAAAAAAATATAAATAAACAACAAATACAAATGGACGCTACTCCAATTTCCGATATTGTTGATTCTTATGGTTCAGGTGGAACCCCAGGAACTAGTCTTATGGAACCACCAGCTCCAAGTGTTGATCCACGCATGCAAGGACTTCAAAATGTTGCCCCACAAAACCCACCAGCTTTTGGTGCCACCCCAACAAATGAAACACCAAACCCACCACCAAACAAAAACCCATTTAACTTGACTGACGACCAAATGGAAGCCCTACTCGTTGGTATCTGTGCCGCTATTGCTATTAGCAAACCAGTTCAAGAAAAACTTTCATCCTCAGTTCCACGATTTATGAATGACATGGGTGGTCGCTCAGCTGTTGGTCTCGCCTCCACTGGTATGGTTGCCACCGTTGTTTATTTCATTCTTCAGCGTTATGTTTTCAAAAAGTAAATAATTTTACTTAATTTATCAATTTGAAAAGATATTTTTGAAAGATTAATTTTATTTGTTTTTCAAATGTATTTATTCAATAAGGGGTGAAGAAGTATTGTTGTAAACAACCTCAACAGCTTCCTTGACAAATGGGTCAGAGGAAATGTATCCAGCCAATAAGAGACAGAACAAGAACATACCACAATATAATGAAATAATTTTACCTGTGTTTTTCTTATTTTTACCGAAATTCTTAAGACCATCAGCGAGGTCTGGGTTCACAAGAGAAAACGCAAAAGTGAGCACACCCGTGAACAAACAGACCAAGAATAAGAAACTCCATTCAACGTTCAAAAATCTATTGATTTCACTTGATAAAACAAACCGAAGAATCATTGGAATAGCAAAAGCCATCCAAATTGTGTTAAAAGCATAACCATCTCTGAAATGTTGAGTTAATATAGAAAACATTACCAAAGTCCAAGTGATAGCCATTTTCACAATGTTCATATCCATACCCGACATCTTAGACTTTAACTTAAGGAAATATTTTAATTATCCTGGATGACAGACTTACAAAACCTTGTCTTATTATTGATGGGTGTATAAACACCTATTTCATTGGCGATTTTTTTGAGTTCGTCTGTTTGTTCCCAGAAGTTATGACTGTGGCTATATTCTGGAACAGTTGAGTGGGCGAGTTCGTGAAGAAGGACGTGCATTATCTCATTTGGGGAACCATCGATACATAAACCGATTTCATAACCCTTATTTGTGTTATACCCAAGTGTCCTGAAATATTGTTCCTGATGAGCAACCAATGTAATCTCTTGGGACAATTTACGGAACTCTGGTTTTTCATGGTTTGCTAAATGTTCTCTCAAAGTTCTATAACGCTCCTTGACGTCTCTAAAATTTTTAGGCTCTCTAGTATTTAATAGGATGTATATATTTATTATAATAAGTATAACTGCTAAGAGCATCTTAATCTAAAAGGATATTTTTTATTATTCCAAGGGCATCTTGTTCTGATACATCAAACCAAGTTCCATAAAATACTTCATGTAAAAATTCTGGAACTCCTTCCAAATCAATAGGTATTTCTTTCGCAGGTAAAGTAATCCATCCCGATTTAACTTCTTTCTTTACATCCCTAAAAACACCTTGGTCTTGACATATAACTGGTTTTCCAAAATAATTTGCTTCTAACATTGGTAATCCAACTCCTTCTCCTCTTGTAAATGAAATGACATAATCACACAAATTATATAAACTTGCAAGTCTTTCTAATGAAATTTTTTCAGTTATAATTTGAATATTTTTTGTTTGTGTCAATTCATCTTCTTTGTTTGTCTTAACAATTAATAAATGATTTGTTCCCTCCGCAGCTTTAGCAAAAACTTTTGTTAGGATAGTAACATTCTTTCTTTTATCATTTGTTCCGACATACAAAAATATTTTTCTTTCTTTGTCCATAACTTTGGGAACAACAAATGGTTTCATTCTAATTAAATCAGATGTGTACCAGTTTAGGGATACCGCATTAACTCCATGTTTTACCAAAATTTCTTTCAGGTAATCATATGGAACAATAACCTCATCAAATATTTTCATTGATTTTATAATAACTGGATGAACATCTGTTGTTTCAAACATTGTAAATAATTTAATTTTTTTAAAACTTCTATTTAATTGGGTTTTCCAATGTGACCACAAAAGAAATGTTTCAACCAATTCAGAAACAGTGACTGTTCCCTCTTCATTATCTCCTTTTAAACCACAATGGGGTTCCAAAAAAAATCTTCCAATAATTTTTCCAAACATTATATTTATTAATCATAGAGTCTTTTGTTTAACCAATAATTTACAATAATATCGGGTCTATCAGTTGCACATGCGTAGTCAAGACCTTCCATGGGGGATGGTTCAGTTTCAAGTGAATGTTCCTTGATAAGATCTTTTCTCACATAAGTGACTTCAAACATTCTTGGGAAGTATCCATCTAACCATGGTTGAAGAGGAGCATTGTTTCCATGGAAATGAACACAAACAAAGTCTTCATTTAATTTTTCAAAAACATATTTGATAAATGGTTCCATTCTAATAAATTGATCACCCATTATTGGCATATGAAATTCAATCAAAAGTTGTGAAAAGTTTTTTAAATTTTTTATTTCACTTGCCAAAACATTCCATTCCGAACCCTCAACATCAATTTGTGCCATAAGATTTTTACTTTCGGTGTGACCATTTTTTTGAATATGTTCATCAATTGTTCCAAATTTACGATTATCTTTGTCAATAAAATTAGTGTGAGCCAAACCTTCTTCAAAATATTCAATAAAATCTGGTTTGTCAGTTATACCCTTGAATGGATCATAAACATAACAAGGTTTTTTATATTTATCATGGAAAG